ACAACCTTGATTACTTTGTTGTACGTGTTCTGGGCAGCAATTATGAAACAACTCAAAGCATTGCAGAGGTCTTATTCTATGAGATTTTAGAAGATGCTCAAGAGGGTAAACTTGCCCCGGCACAACGTATTTGCCATTGGAATCCGTCAAGTGATTCAACAACACAGATGAGGGTTGAACTTTTTGCATTGGCAGAGGTCAGCACAACGGCAGGAGAAACAATAACATTAAATAATCCAACACCACAAGATGGATAAATTAAAGAATAAATACAACGTCATTGCATTGGATTTCTCAATGTCTAAACCTCCACAGATCAAGGAGGAGAGGAACAAGGAGTATGTCTGCTTTGGTACGGATAGAGAGTACAGGAACAACTATCCTCAATACTTGCTAGACCTATACAATAGAAGCTCTAAACATCGTGCATTAGTAGATGGTAAAGTTGAGTTCTTAACGGGCAGAGGTTGGAAAGTAGATGCTCATGCCAATGTAACTAATCAAGCAGTTGCCCAAGCAAAGACATTCATAGCACATCCCAACCCGGATGAAACATTGAACAGATTAAACTACTTGACCAATTTTGATGATGTGCTTTATGGCGGTTACTACTTGGAGATCATTTGGAGCAAGGATAAGGAAAGCATTGCAGAGGTTAACTATTTAGATTTTAGGTACATCAGAACAAATGAAGATAAAACGATGTTTTATTTTACCTCTGATTGGACAAGCAGAAAGCCAGAGGGCAATGATGATTGGGAAGTTATACCTCCATTTAACATAAATGAAAGGGGAGGAAAGCAAGTATTAGCGGTTGATTGTAGTAACTCTAAAGAGGTATATCCTCTTCCAAGTTATCTCCCGGCAGTTCCAATGATTGAGGCAGATTATGAATTGGCTAATTTTGATTTGGCGAATATTAAGAATCAATTTGTGCCGAGCTTTTTAATAAATTTTTCAAACGGAATCCCGTCGGATGAAGAAGCCGACATATTAGAGAAACAAATTGAGGAGAAGTTCAGCGGTACGGATAATGCAGGGAGGTTCATTCTAAACTTTGCAGATGACAAGAACAGGAGTGCGGAGATAATACCAATAACTCCAAGCAATCTGGACAAGCAATATGCTATCCTAGAGCAGCGCATTGATTCAACTTTAACAATCGGGCATAGGGTTATCAATCCTATTTTATTTGGTTGGGCATCAGAGGGCAATGGGTTCTCAAATAATGCCGATGAGATGAGGGTTGCAATGGATAGTTACCAGAACAGATATGCAACTCCGAAGCAAGAAGATAAGGAGCAGTTGTTTAACTCCATTCTGTTGGTTAATGGTGTGCCGGGAATCCTTGAGATAAAACCATTAGAGCCTGTAATTGCTCAGATATCATTGCAAGAGGTATTGCCCCATTTGACACAAGATGAGATAAGAGAGATGGCAGGATATGAGCCATTAGGCAATACGGATAGCCAATTTAAGACTCAGAACGACAAGGACATTGAATCAATCATATTAGACCATTTCAGTAACTGCGGAATGGATGAGGATGACTTTGAGATAGTATCATTCAGAGAATTGGAATGCGAATCCATAGAGGAATTTTTAATTGAAGATGACAAGGCACAACAAGGATTGCAAAAGTTTGCAGCCATTCCCGGATTAACAGATGTTGATTTATCGGTTATGCAACAACTACAAAATAATCCAGACGCATCTATTAAAGACATTGCAAGAGCTTTGAGAATATCAGAGGATGAAGTTGTAAAAGCATTATCAAGGTTGCAGGTTGCCGGGGCTATTGCCGTTGCAGAGCAAGATGGAATAATCAGAAGAGAGGTAACACAGGATGGACTTGATACGATTATTGAGGAGGCAGTTGAACCACAACTCACAGTTGTTTATAAGTATGCTTTGAGAAGCGATGCACCTGCGCTTAAAACAAGATCAAGGAATTTCTGTATACAAATGATGTTGCAAAGGAAATTATACACCAGAGAGCAGATACAGAACTTGACAAATATCAATGCAAATGGTATGGGGCTTGATGTGTTCCGATATCGGGGAGGATGGTATCACAATCCGAACACCGATAGAAATACCAAATGGTGCAGACATATTTGGACACAGGCAATCGTAAGACGTAAACCAACAAACTAATGGCAAAAGTATTATTTATAACAACCGATTATTACAAGAGCAATACTGTTACCTCTGATCAAGTAGGGGATAAAGTATTGGCGGCAACCATTGCAGATGCTCAAGCAATGTACATAGAGCCATTGTTGGGAACTAGATTATATGAGGAGTTGAAGAGCAAGATAATCGGAGGCACATTAACCGGGGATTACTTGGCATTGATGAATGATTATGTTGTTATCACTTTACTAAAGTGGACAGAGCATGACTTATTCTATATGAATAACTACAAGAATCGCAACAAAGGAGTATCAACCAAAAACTCCGAGAATGCCACAACCGTATCATTTAATGAGTTAAACTTTCTGATGGAGAAAGCAGAGAGGAAAGCAAATTTTTACGGTATCAAGTTGGTTGATTATTTGGTGTGCAATTCTGCTCTCTTCCCGGAGTACTGTACTAATGATGAAGGTGGGGAGATATCTCCTGTAAGTTCAGCAGCCAAGTCCGGGATGTACTTGGGTAATGCTAGGAAATTTTATACAAAGAAAGATGCGGACTATTGGGAAAATAAAAGACGATAAGCCACAACCAAAAAAATGGAAGTGGGGGAAAGCGGAGAAAGAATTGATCAAGTATTTCAAGCAGCGTTATGGCAATAAAGACTAATCATATCACTTACCTCCAGATGATTAACATCTTTGAGGTATTTGCCAATGAGCATTATGAGATCAATCATTTCGGAAATGGAGATTTCTGGGAGGTGGTTGAGAATATCAAGCTTGGAGATGGCTCATTTGATTATACAAACTATCCTTTGTTGTGGGTTGTAGATGCCGGGGCAACTTTCACAGATGGAGAGTTGGATTACTCCTTTCAGATAATTGTCTGTGATATACAGTTCGACAAAGATGGAGAGGCATTGTATGAGAATCAGATAAAGAGTAATATGCTATTGGTGTATCAAGACCTATTGGCATACATTAAAATCAATCCTGTATTCAAGGGGAGTTCTGTCAGAATCTTTGAGGGCGGCACATCAAACGGTCAATCTTTTACTGAACGATTTTCAGACAATCTTGTCGGTTGGGTGTTTGACTTGACAATCAGACAAGCAATAAATCTAAATATCTGTGAAATACCTAAAGCATAATGGAGGCGAAGATTGACAAAATATTAGAGAATCAAAGCAAGATGAATACATCTTTGGCGGTTATTGAGGAGAAGATCAAATCAAAGGATAGGCGATTGAGCAAGGTTGAAGGGGAGATTGATGGGTTAAAGAAATTTAAATGGGGAGTGATAGGAACGGCAGCGGTCAGTATCTCTACGTTTGTTAAAAGTATGTTTGGATGAGGTATCAGATAACAGAAAATTTCAATTTAGATGAGTTCATCCATCCCGATTATATGAGGAAATTTGGGCAGAATGCTTTATGGTTCATTGACCATCGGATTGTAACTATTGCCCAAGAGCTGCGGACTGATCTGGGAGTGCCCATTACAATTAATAATTATGAAACGGGAGGTCAATATAAGTCATCCGGGTTAAGGGTGCAGAGTGCAAAGATAGGCGCAAAGTACAGCCAACATAAATACGGCAGAGCCATTGACTGCAAGTTCAAAGGTATAAGCATTCAAGAGGCGTTTGATTTTTTGATGCACAATCAAGGCAAGTATTTTAATCTGGGGTTAACCACAATTGAAAACATTGAACATACGCCAACATGGTTGCATCTTGATTGTCGATTAACAGGGCTAACAGAATATAAAATCGTGAATCCATGAGCAAAAAAGACAGACAAGCAAAGAGAGAAGAGAAGAGAGCCAACAGAAAACCATTCAAAGATACTGCCGTTGGTATATTCTTGAAAGAGAAAGCTCCAGACATATTGGGCGGTGCGGTTTCAACCGTTGGAGATATATTCTCAATCGGAGGATTGGACAAGATAGGACAAGCCATTGCAGGTAGTAATGATTTAAGCCCGGAGGATAAAGTTGAGGCGCAGAGGTTATTGGAGTTGGAAATTGAGGAGCAGAAAGAGTTAACCAAAAGATGGGAGAGTGATAACAAGCAGGAGTTGATGTTGCCTAAACTTATCAGACCATCCATCTTGGCTTATACTTGGATTCTGCTATCTGTATTGGTTGTGATGGATGCCTGTGGGGTGTCAATTGATTCGGTTTATATCCGGGTATTTGAGATACTAGCACTAGCAGTTAACTCCGCATATTTCGGTGCGAGAACCATAGAGAAGTATCACAGGAACAAATACAAGTGAATAACAGAAAGAGGTTATTTTACGATATTGAAACATCATTCAACATCATCGCAGATTTCTCCTGCGGTTATAATAAGGTCATCAGACCTAATCAGATAATCAAGGAACGACAGATCATTTGTATCTCATATAAATGGGAAGATGAATATGAAGTGCATTCCCTTAGTTGGGGCAAACGACAATGCGATAAAGCTCTGCTAAAAAAGTTCATCAAGATAATGAATCAAGCAGATGAGCTGATTGGGCACAATGCAGATAGGTTCGACATTAAATGGATAAAGACTAGATGCCTGTTTCACGATATCCCAACAGAGGCATCATATAGAACGGTTGATACATTGAAGATGGCGAGGAGTTCATTGTATATGAACAGTAATAAACTTGACTATTTAGCCGGGTACTTTGACATAGGCAGGAAAACAGATACGGGAGGTTTTGATTTATGGAAAGATGTATGTCTGGAGAATGATCCAAAAGCATTACAGAAGATGATTGACTATTGTGAGAATGATGTAATGATTCTTGAGGGTGTATTTAACAAACTGCGGAAAATCAGCAAGGGCAAAACACACTACGGTGCATTGTGGGGAGATGGCAAATACAGTTGCCCGGAGTGTGGCACTTGTCATGTCGGGTTATCCAAGAGGTACACAACAAATACAGGAGTAATGCGGTTTAACATGAAGTGCAGAAAATGTGAAACAATGTATACTTTATCGGGTAAACAATATCAAGAATTGCTAAATTACAAAATGATAAACGGAATCAAATGACGATGAGAACCAAAGAGAATGATTACAGAGCAAGATATTACACCAACGAAGCAATCCGCAGGAGGGTTGATATGAGGCTCAAGAAGATGCACAGATTAACTCCATTGATGGATGCAACGGATGTAACAGTTGCGGAGCTGAACGGATTTACCAAAGAGATGGAGAGATTGAATGGAGAGATAAAGGAAATTGATGCCGAGTTCTGGGATGAAATTAATCTGATTTCCGCAGTATCTTAACGGCATCATCTACGCAGGTTATCACATTGTATTGACCTTTCCAAGCATCAGAGAATTGTTGCTCTGCCTCTGTTAGTTTCTGCGCTGATGGAACTTTGTTGCCGTCTTTGATTTCGAATAGATAATTAATGCCAGACCTACCGACAACAATATCCGGGAATCCTTTGCCACAGGCAGAAGTGATTGCAACAGAATAACCCATCAACCTCAACATCCTTACTATCTCATTTTGATTATCGTCTATCCTCGCTGCTCTCCTTGCCATAGCATAAATATAATGCATTTATGTAACCGATTGTAAGTGGTTACTAATTAGGGGAAATGTTAAATTTTAACATTCATATAATATATCTTATTAACATTAGGAATTGTCAATGTTAATTGTTATATTTGGGTATAACATTAAAACAAAAACGAAACAAAATGGCAAAACTTACACCACAAACGGACAATGTAAAAGTTAAAATTATCAAACGTTTGCAATCTGAAAATTTAACTGATAATCAAATCGGTGAAATAATGATAATGATCAACGAAATGTCATTAGCATTAATTTGCGATCAGCAAAGCGCAATATCCAAAACAATATCCAAGTATAAAAGAAGATTTGATATCTAAAATAAACCAACAAAAACGAAACAAAATGAAATACGTTATATTTTCAGAGAAATACAATTGCTATTTTAAAGGGTATTTTATGGGATGCAAAGAGTGGACTCCCAGAGAGTCGGAAGCAAAAACATTTGCCGATATACAACAGGCATTGAATTGGGCAGCATCAATGGATGCTAAAATCAAATACATTGAGGAGGCAGCACAATGAAAACTATTCAAGAGTTAAATAAATTGAGGATTCCATATTTGGAGCATAAGATTGAGGAAGAAAGAGATTCAATCAAGAATTGTATTGATCAAAATTTTTTCGACGTTGCAAGGAGAAAAATTGACAGAATCGAAAAATTAAGACAAGAAATAAATCAATTGAAATCAGTATAATTTAAACACTATGAAAGCATTTACGTGGGTTGCCGGGAGCATGATATTATCTCTCCTCACTTGCTTAACAATCAACCTCAAATCCGGGGGTTGGTTTTTTCTACTTACATTCGGATGGGGATTATTTCTAGCGATATGGCTCAGAAAGAAACAGTAAAAGCGGATAAGATGTGCAGCCAAGCATTAGCATACTTTTATGTTATGGCGCAGATACGCAGCCGGGAGCATTCATTCGAGATGCTTTGCTCTAAAGGGCATGAAACAAATTGGTCATTGAATGAGGATAATTGGGCAAAGTTTGTTGCATTCCCGGTTGATGATTCAGAAGATTTTGAGAACTAATGAAAGATAACCGTAAAATATACATCTTGCTTTTAATCATCTTTTTATTGTGCTTGATAGGTAAGTGTTCATCGCAGACAATTGAGGGCGTTAAATCGCATCTAAATACGTTAGAGGTGCAAAATAAAGAGATTGTATTAAGGCAGATAATTCTGGAAACGGGATGGCTATCAAGTTACTCTTGCAAACATCGGCATAATCTGTTCGGATTTAGATACAAGGGCAGGTACTTGGAGTTCAATTCTTGGGAGGAATCAGTTGATTATTATGCCAGATGGCAGAAACGACATTACAAAGGAGGGGATTACTACGAATTTTTAAAGGAGGTTGGATATGCAACTGATCCTAAATACATAACAAAACTAAAGCAGATAAAATTATGACAAAGACGAAGATAACAGAGAATGAACAGGCTAAAGAATTAATCGCATTATTCTATCCGGGTTCAGAGGTTCAGCAGGATTTTGGAGAGTTTATGGATGGCAATGACAATGATGATTGGCGGTGGGAAATGGCAAAGCAGTTGAGCATCAAATGTTGTTATAAGATACTTGAGGCGATTGATATGCAGAGAATCCAGAGCTTGGATGTGATTGAGTATTGGCAGAATGTTAAACAACTAATTGAAAGCAAATGAAAACAAAAATTGATTACAGGAGTAAGGTTGGCAAGGAGCTAGGCATCATTCTCAATGCTTGTTGTGAAGCGTATGATGTCAACCCTGAAGATGTGCGTGGTATCTCCCGGAGGAGGGGCGGTATAATGGAAGCAAGGCAGATGTATTGCTATGTGGCACATAAGAAGTTTGAGCATACATTGAGCAGGATTGGAGGCATCATCAAGAGAGATCATTCAAGTGCATTACATTCGGTCAAGAGTGTGCAGAATTTGATTGATACGAATTATCAAGATACGGAGGAGAAGTTCAAAGTGATATGCAAGAAGCTCCTGCATCTGGACCGGGTTATGCTTGTCAACCTAGCAAGGGAGAGGATAAGACGCAGAGATAAAATGAATGAACGTGATAAAAGGTTCATTAAACAATTCAGTTATTAACAATGAATTAGTATATTTGTGAAACAAAACAAAAACAAAAACTATGTCAGTACAAATCTTAGAAGATTACGAGCATGGCTATAAGGTGCTTTATTGCACTAGCACAATGACTCCATTCGGACACATCATGTATAAGGATGATGATGTTGAACATTTTATAGAGTGGTTAACTCTTGATGCCAGAGAGTACACACCAAAGGAACTATCTACATTATATTATACATGGCAGAGGGGGGTTGAAGATGGAGAGATTGATTGATGAAATGGTTACTCATTTAACCAATGAGGAACGGCAGTATTGGTTGAGCAAAGCTCCCAAACAGAAACAGAACAAATATAAATCATATAAATTTAAAGCAATGACAAAAGCAGAAAAACTGAATGCGTTGTACAAGAAGTACAACCTAACAAAAGACGATTATTTCAAACACAAATTTTACACGATCATTACAAGGTCTGGGATTGATAAGATACAAGCACAGGCAGGGATTGAGATCGAGTACATTCTTGAGCATTACTCAGCAGATAATAAGTGCATAATTATTCAAGCATTCGCAGAGATGGGAGATATTAAGATACAGACATTCGGAGAGGCATCTCCGGGTAATACATCAAATTCCTATCCTGTTGCAATGGCAGAAAAGAGAGCCATGAGCAGGGCGGTGTTGAAGCTCACAGGATTCTACTCCTTGCAAGTATTCGGAGAGGATGAAGCAGACGAATTTAAGAAAGGAGGCAACAAATGAATCTCCCCGAATTTAGGATCAGATGTTCTGCCATTGGGCAGATAATGACCAACTCCAGAACCAAAGGGCAACTCTCAAAGACTGCACAATCTTACGTTGATACGTGGATAAAGGAACATATTTACAAGCGGAGGAAAGTCATAACAAGCAAATACTTTGATAAGGGCAACATTGTGGAGGATGAATCAATTGCCTTTGCAGGGAGAGTGTTGAACATAGATATCAAGAAAAATGAGAAGCGGTATGCTGATCACTATCTTATAGGTACTCCCGATGTTATAACCGATGATTATGTTATTGATGTAAAAAACAGTTGGGATTGTTTTACCTTTCCGTTGTTCTTTGAGAACGTGCCGAATAAGGATTATTTTTATCAAGCACAGGGATATTTAGCTCTAACCGGGTTGAGCCATTACAAGCTCATTTATACTCTGTTAGATACTCCAGATTCATTAATAGAGAGAGAGTTCAACTATGCTGATACATTAGACTTTGATGCGTTCGCAAAGGATTACAGATACAGTAATATTGAAGAGGCATATCGAATCAAGATCTTTGAGATAGAGAGAGATGATGAGGTCATTGATGCCATTGAGCAGCGAGTAATGGAGTGCAGAGAATACATAAAAAACTTAATACAATGAAAAATTTTGATTTATTCGGGAATGAGGTTGTTAATGATCCATTATTAAGGGATAAGTTTATTGAGCCTCCATTTAGCGTTCTTGATACTAAACAAGGTAATTGGCAAAAGCGCAAAAATCAATGGAAAACATTGGGTATTAAGAGTGAGATTGGCAGAGATTCCCAAGCAATACAAAGCGGAACTGATGAGTATAGAAAAATAAAAAATAAACCAGGCTACAATAATAGGGCTAAATATGTATCAATTTTTGATCCTGCATTGTGCGAGGTTTTATACAATTGGTTTTGTGTTAAAGGTGGAGATATTCTTGATCCATTTGCAGGGGGTTCTGTTCGTGGAATTGTGGCAAATTATTTAGGTTTTAAATATACAGGAGTTGATATACGACAGGAACAAATAGACAGTAACAGAGAACAAGCGATTGAAATACTTGAGGTAAACAACCAACCTAATTGGTATGTAGGGGATAGCAGCGAAGTATTGGGCGAATTTAAGAAAGAATTTGATTTTGTTTTTAGCTGCCCTCCGTATGCAAATTTAGAGGTTTATAGTGATTTGGATGGGGATATCTCAAATATGCCTTATAATGAATTTATGAAAGCATACGAGGTTATAATTGCCAAGAGCTGCAAAGTATTAAAACCGGGCGGTTATGCTTGTTTTGTTGTTGGCGAGGTCAGAGATAAAAAAGGCAATTATATTGGCTTTGTGCCAGACACTATTAGAGCATTTCAAAGGTGCGGAATGCATTACTATAATGAGGGGATACTGCTTAACACAATTGCATCTGCATCAATGAGGGCAAATGGAAATATGAAAACTCAAAAGCTCGTTAAGGTGCATCAGAATATACTAGTATTTAAAAAGAATTATTAACCAAATAAAATAAACGATTATGAGTGAATTTAGTATAAACGGAGAAATCAAATGGATGGGAGAGTTGCAGACATTTGAAAGTGGATTTCAGAAAGTGGAATTTGTAGTTACAACAGATGATAAATATCCGCAAGATTTAAAATTCTCTGCCAATAAAGAAAAGGCAGATTATGTATTGAAGCATAACAAGGTAGGCGATCTTGTATGTGTTGATTTCAACATCAGAGGCAATGAGTATAAAGGGCAATATTATGTCAACCTTGATGCGTGGAAAGTAGCAACGACAGACGGCAGTAATTTTCAAGGAATCAAGCAAGAGAATCCCGGGGGCGGTAAGGCGATATTGCCAGATGAAAATATCAAAGATGAATTGCCGTTCTAATGGATAGGGATTTATTCATTGATATGGCAACGGTTGATAGGTTGGTTGGGGCGGTGCATTCTGCTCCTGCCAACGATATCAATGCATTACTAGAATTGCAGATGCAGTTGAGTGTGTACGGTTACTACATTGCGGAGCATCTTGGAGAGCTTTACGAGTTGTATTGTGCAAGAGAGGTTGCCAGAAAGATTGATTTTGGAAAGTATATGAGTGAAACAACAGAGCCAATTGGCAAGGCAAGGGAGATGTTTTATGTTGATTCAGATAGGTACTCAAAAGAAAAACAATCAGAGGTAAACTACAAGCGGATAAAGATGGTTCTGGAGCAGATCAATTCAGTTGTGCAGATGCTATCAATGAAAATCAGTTATCTTAAAAAGGAGCTAGAAAGCAGTAAACAGATATGAGCTTCGATGATGACTTGAGCATTGGGAAGCATTACGAAATGGAAGTGCTTAGAAAGATACAACAACACTACCCTCTTGCTTATTGCGTGGATGGTTACTGTAAGGATTGGGATATTTATGTGCCAGAGTTAGAGATTGGGATCGAGGTCAAATCAGATCAGAAGAGTAAATACACCGGGAATATTGTTGTTGAGTTTGAGTACAATCACAAGCCATCTGCATTGGCAACAACCAAAGCATCATATTGGGTGTTTTTTGATGGCGATGTTTACAGTTGGTTTACTCCGCAGATTATCAAATCTTGTATTACTGATAACGGATTGGATTATTATATCTTCAAAGGTAACGGAGATGAGCATTATAAAAAGGCATATTTGATAAATAAAGAGATGCTATTTAGTTATGCTTTACAGATAAATGATTAACTTTGAAAGTGGTTCTGCCCGTACAAGCAGGTAAAAGGTTGTAGTTGTGCTCCTCATCCACTTTCTTTTTTTTAAATGCACAACAATTAAAAGACTACAATGGCAGAGAATAAAAAATCTTTCGTGCTTTATTGTGACTTGCTACATACGGTTGAGAAGCTCCCGGATGAAGTTGCAGGAAAGTTGTTTAAATTAATCCTTGAATATGTCAACGACAAGAATCCAGATACAGATGATGTACTGCTCTCGGTTGCATTTGAGCCAATTAAACGACAGTTAAAACGTGATCTTAAAGATTGGGAGAACCAAAAGCAGAAGCGCAGCGAAGCAGGGAGAATAGGAGGAATAGCAAGTGCAACGAAGCGAAAGCAAAACAAAGCAAGTTCAAGCAATCGTCAACGGTCGTCAACGGTCGTCAACGATGACCAAGCAAATCAAGCTGTAACTGTTACTGTAACTGATACTGTTAATGTAAATGATACTGTTAATGTAATATCTGAAAAGGCAACTCCAACAATTGAGATGGTAAAAGAGTATTTTGACTCCAGAGGTTATCTTGAGGAATTTGCAAACAACTTTTTTCATTATTATCAATCCCTTGAGTGGGTAAATAAAAAGGGCTATGATGTCGCTATAACGTGGCGCAATACGGCAGAGATATGGATGAGGGATGATGATGCTATCCAATACAAGAAAGAAGAGGAGATGGATGACTATGAGAAGCAAGAGGCACATATCAAGAAATTAAAGGAGGAGGCAAGGAGATGGGGATAGTCAAATTGCAGGAGATCAGAGATGAGGTCATCAACTTATACAAACATGGAGGGGGCAAAGTATTCTATTGCGGTTTTAAGAAACTTGCTCCGCATTACTCCATCAAGGAGGGTGGCTGCACAGATTGGACAGGTTATCCGGGTTCGGGTAAAACAGAGTTATTATTTGAACTGCTTAGAAACTGCTCAGAATATTACAACCATAAACATCTTATTTACATGCCAGATGCAGGAAGCAATGCAGAGGTAATTGCCAAGCTCCTGCATAAGTTCAGCGGAAAGCAATTTAATGAGCATTACTATGATGGCGATGGTATGCAGCAGAAGATTGATGATAGGATAACACTATCAGAGGTTGACAGGTATCTCCCGGAGGTGCTTGAGTATTTCCACATCTATAATCCAAAGGAGGGCAACAGATCAAAGCAGGTTACTCCAACCGAGTTCTGGGATTATGCCGTTGCCAATAAAAAGAAACTAGGATTATTTAGTGCAGTTATAGATTCATGGAACTACATGAGGCATGACACAGAGAGCTTTGCAAGGGAGGATAAATGGTTGGAGGCAACACTATCCAACAGGAATGAATTAGCGGAATCAAGCGGATTACATTTTCACACTATCATCCATCCAAAGACTGCTAAGAAAGACAAGGATGGCAGGGTAGTGATGCCCGATATGCATCAGCTTAAAGGTGGATCAGAATGGGGTAACAACGGCAAGAGCATTATCATTATACACAGAGATTTTGACAGCCATGCAACGGATATAAAAGTGGACAAGGCGAAACCTGCCATCGTAGGAATCCGGGGCACAACATCACTATCCTATGACATTAAACAAGGCAGGTACTTTGAAATATTAAACGGAGGAGTTAAGAAGTTTTCCCAACCATTGGGAGATGGCGAGGAAATCAACAGACAGACAGAGATGGAAGTATTGAACAATGGATTGTTAGAAAAATTCAAGGGAGAAAGCGAATGCCCGTTTTAGATAACGCTTGTGTATGCTCTGTATGGAGCAAAGCGGAATATGGAGTATAAACCTTGTTATAAGTATTCTAATTATGATAGATAAAAAAATAAATAGATTCTGTGAATTAGTGGCGGAAATAAACGAAATAAACAAAGAGTTAGATGAAGAAAAAAGTAATTATTATAATGGTGGTTACTCTTTTGAAGAATGTAATAAATATAAGATAGACCAATTGTGTGAATTACAGAGTGAATTAAAAGAGATAATAAAATATATACAACTAACCTAATTACTTATAACGAATTAGAATATGAATTTTTAAAAATTACAAAAATGAAAAAAGCATTAAATTGGTGGTACAACACCTTAACAGAAAGTGGAAGAAACAATTTTCCAAAGCCAAAAGATAACGAAGATATATTGGATTACTACACAAACCCTGCTGAGTATATCTATATGGATTACGGAATGTGTAATTTTTAATTATTTATATACATTGTTGTATGTCTTTTTTAATTGCACACAACACAAAAATAAAAACCGTTTCAATGGTTTTTAAGGACTGTTAAAGCACGTTTTAATGTGCTTATTTTATAAATTTAACAATGAACAAAAACAAAATGAAAGTAGGAACAGATTTCAGCGGAATAGGTGCGCCAGAGATGGAAGTATTGAACAATGGATTGTTAGAAAAATTCAAGGGAGAAAGTGAATGCCCATTTTAGATAATAGTTAAATTAAATCGAATGGAATTAAAAAAGTTTATAGAAATGTTAAATGACTTTGCAGAAGTATTACCCGATAAATTAAATACAAAGGTTAAAATTGGCAATACATTTGGGGAGGGCAATGTAACCTTTGGGGAGGTTTTTTACATATTTGATAATGAACAATTATGTGTTATAAATTCGTATTATCATTACCAATTAAAATACGATAAAAACAACAAGGAGGAACATGAGATATTTTTGTATAGAGAAAGACTTGAATATTTTGTAAAAGAAAATAGCATTAAAGATTATGCCATTTGGAGAGTACAGAATGGTAAACCGGAATTAGAATATTGCACAGGTTATAATTAAAAATTATGGAACAAACAAAAACAGATGTACGGTTGCTCTTCCCTTTCGCATTAGATAGCATCTTTAGAATCAAAGGGCAAGTTTATGAGTTGCTTGACAGATCACAATATTGGGATTACAAAAATCACAGAGAATCTTTTAAATACAAAATGCGTAAATTTGATGATGAGGGTAATTGGTTTGAGGTCAGACATGAGCAGATCATCAGCAAAGATTATGAGGTTGTGCATCGGGCATTGTTTATGAGAAACAGAAAGAAGTGGTTAAAATGAAGCCATATCATTACATTGATGAAAATAATGCAGAGCAATTAGATTTGATTAGATTGTTTGAGTATGCCTTTGAAGATGCAGATTTAGATTCTAATCAGATAATAATTGCTTTGAGTAAATTGGAAAAATACGTAACAATCAAAAGCAAAAAATGAAAACAGTTAACAGTTTAAGCGGAGGCAAAACATCCTCATACATTGCAGCTAATTACCCGGCAGATTACAATGTGTTTGCATTGGTTCGAACAGATGACAAGAGTTGTATGTTTCCAGATGCCAAGATTCGGCAGATGGTATCTGATAGAATAGGTACAGAATTTATCGGCACGTTAGAAATGGATGATATTATTTATACAATGTTTGACCTTGAGCAGTATATCGGGCAGGAGATTCATTGGGTTACCGGGATGAGTTTTGATAAATTAGTCTATTCCAATGACAAAGTAAATATGCCTAATTTTAGACAGAGGTCATGCACATCAAAATTAAAAGTAATGCCAATTGCTCAATTTTGTTATAATGAGATCGGAGAGCCAATTGAAATGCGCATTGGGTTCAGAGCCAATGAGCAGCGCAGGGCAAATAACATTAATGAGAAGCTTAATGAGAGTGGGTTGACAGAGGACAATATAATTATAGGTAAGCATAAAAACGGCAATAATAAATGGAAAACTATTGAATGGAGAAAGCCAAGTTTTCCATTAATAAAGGATGGCATATTCAAAGACCAGATTGAAGGGTATTGGAAAGATAAACCTGTTAGATTTGCCTATAAAAATAACTGTGTAGGGTGCTATAATAGAATGCCATTATTCTTAAATCACATGAGTAAAAAAGAGCCAAACAAATTTGATTGGTTTTTGAAAGTAGAAAATAAATCATTGAGCTATAAAAATATGACTTGGAGAGATGATACAACGTATGAACAAATAAAAGAATACAAGACACAATTAGAATTATTTGACGATGATTTTAATGAATGTGATTCGGGATATTGTGGACTATGATGGATGAGATAAAACTATTAGAAATCCGGGTGAAGCTCGTTGCTCTTATGGAGAGGATAAAAGCAAAAGGAGGAGATGCCCATCAAGATGAGCAGCAGACATTGATTGAGGCAAATCTTGCTATTCGACATCTGGAGAAAGAGAACAAAAGATTGTTTAGTGCGTACACCAAACGGCAGCGCAAATGGGCAGAGCTGAGCATTGAGAATAGCCAATTAAAAAAGCAGATAAAAGCATTGACAGAGAATGTCCAATTATGATGAAGCGATTACAGAGGTTTACAGACTACTGCAAGACCTATCAAAAAAGATTACCCGGAATAGGAATGAAGCAGATGAATTATTGCAGGAGGTCATAATGCAGATACTTGAAAAGGATAAAAGTCAGATCATGTCAATCAACAAGGAGAATAAATTGATAGATTACTGCGCCAAGATTATGCTGATTAATTACAATAGCTCATACTCCAGATACAACTATCAACGAATCAAGCATAAAAAGATATGCGGTCATTCCATTGATTATGAGAATTTTATTGAGCTTTACCATTTCACTAATGATATTCATGGGCATTATAGCCGGGATGAGTACATTGAACAGGCAAGGGTAATCAAGTTCATGCAGGAGGATAACAGATTTGATACAATTGATGTAGGATTGATGAGGGCATACTTTGGGGTGCAATACAATTTCAAGGAGATGTACAATGAATTAAAAGAACAGGGTGCAGGATCATTCTCCTATGGATGGCTGCACAATCGTTTAAAGAGGGTTAAATCATTGATGCCAGATAATTTCAGAGAGTTATGGAGGAGTTAAAAGCATTGATGTTCTGCTCAACTGTTCCATTTTTGATATCGGATTATCTGCCCGATTTCATCAAGCGGATAACTGCCCACAAGTATCTGTACTACATCGGAGCAATCCTTTTAACTGCATTATCCTATAAGCCGTTGAGTTGTCCTGTGTGCTTGTCGATATGGATTGCAATATTTATTACCTTGACAATTAATCAAAATTTTATATTATACATTGGTGCTGCTCCTATTTGCGTTGAGGCAATAGAGAGGCATTTGAAGTTGTTTAAACTATGAGCTATTATACAGACCTAAAAGAGTACGATGATATCCTGTTCCTTTACCAACGGACACAGACCATCAACAGAGGTAAAGCGGAGGAGGTACGCAAATTGCTAGACCTTTATGAAACGCATTCCGGGGTAAAGGTTGACAAGGGTTGCTCAGTATGTGTTGCCAGAGCAATGAGCAGGATGGTAAAAACATACTACCAATTCAAGGAGCAGTACAGTAAACGCAGAAAAGGCAAATAATGATTACATTGAATGATCAGCAAAAGAGAGAAGATGAGGTTTGGAAATTGCCCAATAACGATGGGTTGATTGTTTCCAACGATGGGAAAGTTTATGCTTACATCAAGTCTGCAACATACGTCAATGTAGCAGAGATTAACGGAGTAGGTTTAAATGAAGACGCACAAAGTACAATCAAGCGAGTTCAAGATGCAGGGCATGAGTTCTGGATTGATCCAACGTCTATATCATTGGATTACGTTTGTTGGTATTATATTGAAGATCGTGATGAATTTTATTTCAATTGAATGAGTAGAGAGCTGACCATAAAGGAGAGAAAGTTTGCAGAGTTGGTTGTTGAGTTGGGCAATCAATCGGAGGCGTATCGCAGAGCTTATGATGTAACAAATAAAGATGCGGAGTGGGTAAAGGTCAATGCTAGTAAGTTAATGACAGATACTAACATTAAACTAACCGTCAATGAGTTAAAGGAACAAACTGCACAAAAGCACAGCATTAACCGGGAGTGGATAGTACAGAAGTACATCGGAATGGTTGAAACATTTGAGCAGATAAAGGCGTTAATGGACAAGGACAAATTAACCAAGACAGACAAAGAGAAGATTTATGCAATGGCTAATAGTGGACTGCTAAAGGGCAGCGATGCAAAAGGGGCATTAGACTCATTGGCAAAGATGTTGGGGATGAATGAACCAGAGAAGATCAAGCAAGAGCAGACTATAACAATCGAAGTAAAACGCAACAGGGATGAGGAATGATGATTTGCAGCCCGGAGATGCTTTGCTCATCTTGATGCTGATACTAGCCATCGGATGTTTGGCGGTGCTTTATAACCTGCTGATATAATGAAAGTGACTCCGATTTTTGAACAGAACTATGATGCGCAGGAAAAGATTGTAATAAACAGAGGAGGCACAAGGTCAAGCAAGACTTATTCCCTTGCTCAACTATCAGCGTTGTGGTTAATGACAGGGTGCTATGGAGAGAATCAGTATTGCCATAGCGGAACATGGGCAACGGTTCGGAAGTATCGGACAACATTAGATAATACAGTTGTCAAAGACTTTGAGGAGATAATGCACAATGAGGGATTCTATGAGCAAGTAGAACACAACAAGACTAAGAAAACCTACAAGTATGAGGATAGGGTTGTGCGGTTTATGGGGGCAGATGATGAACAGAAGCTCCGAGGGAATAAGCAAATGATACTGTACTGCAACGAAGCAAATGAACTGAATTATAGAAAGGAGTTCTTTCAGTTGCTCATCAGAACGGAGAGAAAGATATATTTAGATTTCAACCCGGATGATGAGGATGTATGGATTAACACAGAATTAGAGCAAAGAAGAAAGCAACAGGAACGTGATGTGAAAGTCATCGTTTCAAATTATAAACATAATACATACCTGCCAAGCTCATTAGTCAAGGAGATTGAACTGTTAGAGAAAACAGATAAGTCATTCTGGACAATTTACGGGCTTGGAGAGTATGGTAAAATAGAGGGATTAGTATATGAAAAAGGTTTTAAGTTATGTGATAGCATCGATAGTAGGATTGATCTTATCGCCATTGGTATTGATTTTGGGTATAGCAGTTCTCCTGCAAGTTGCGTTGAAGTATATCGTGATGGGAGTAAGCTATATTTTAGAGAAGTGCTTTACCGGGTTGGCATCCACAATCGAGAACTATGTGAAGAGATTAGGAGGCAAGGGATAGACTTGCGAACAAAGTTTATTGCTGATTCTGCCGAGCCGAAATCAATTGATGAGTTGTACAGTATGGGCATGAATATCCATGCAGCCAAAAAGGGCAAGGATTCAGTAAACAACGGCATCGACATTTTAAAGCGGTTCGAGTTTGTGGTGCAAAAGGATTCCATTAATCTGATCAAGGAGTTGAAGTCTTATAAGTGGGAGATTGACAAGAATGGCAAAGCAACCGGGAAGCCCGTCAAGATGTTCGATCATTGCATGGATGCAATCCGCTACGTGGCATTAAATGAGTTGGCAGAATCCAACAGAGGAGTGTATAAGGTTAGATAAAATCATTATCTTTATAGTTCAGAACGGGATATCCTTTCCCGATTTTGTTTTTGTTTTGTTACATAAGAAGGGGGTGCATTCGCATCCCTTTTTTATTGCTATAAAGTTTATTTTGGGACACAGTCCCACGATTGTCCCGTTATGCAATACCTTTTTATTCACTTAGGTTTTTAATAAGAATTCTTATTATTCTGCTCTCGTGACACATTCCGAATAAATTATATTATAGAGTATGGAAATGAAATTAAAGATTCCCAAGAATTGGGATGGCATAACGGTTGGCAAGTTCGCAGAGCTTTATCCTGTGCTGACATCAGATGGTAAATTGGTTGAGAGAGTACCTGCATTGATTTCTGTGTTATCCGGGTTTCCGTTGGATGACATCAAGAAGATCAGCATTGAGGATTACAAGCGGATAGCAAAGCACTTGGATTTCTTGAATGACTTTGAAGGGTTGAATAAAATGCCAGATTCATTCAAGATTGATGGACACAGATATCACATTGATACGGATATCAACAAGATGACCGGGGCGCAGTACATGGACT